GAATTTTTATCGGAACGCTATAGATTTAAATCGTTTTAGCAATGGCATTGCTAGAAAAATTGCCCAAGAAAATATAAATGTCATTCTTCGAGCTGTAGAACAATTAAAAAAAATCAACGAGTCAAAAGGGCCGTCATATAAGGCGGCAAGGTTAAGGGCGTTAATTAAACAAACAAAAAAAACGTTATCCACATGGCAGGAAAAAAGTGTTGACGAAATGATTAAAGAACTTGAAAACGTAGCGAAAGTACAAACAGGTTTTGTAGAGAATCAATTAAAGAAAGCATTACCAGCAGCAATGCAAGAGAAAATTACAGACCAGATTGGTTATAGTGTTAATTCTGTTGCTATTAGCCCAGGTTTTGCTAAAGCTGTTGTAAAAAATACTCCGACAAAATTTAATTTAGGAGAATTGGGAAGATTTAATTTAACAGCAAAACAAGGATCAGAAGTTCTTTTGCCTAATGGGGAAACAATTAGCAAAGCTTTTAGAGGGTTAGCAACAAAACAGGCAAATCAATTCAATCAAATTGTTAGAACAGGTCTTTTATCTGGAGAACCTACACCAACAATTGTTCGTCAACTTGTAGGAAATTTAGAGTTTGGAGAGGAGGTGAAAACAATAAAGCAATTTAATATGGCTGGTGGTGAGGTTACAAAGATGGCAACAAATCAGATTAATACGATTGTAAGGACAAGTGTTAATCAAGTTTCTAATGCTGCTAGTCAAAGTGTTTATAAGGCGAATAAAGAAGTAACAGAAGAGTATAAATATGTATCAACTCTTGATTCTCGAACTTCGACAAGATGTAGAAGTCTTGATGGACAGGTTTTTAAATATGATGAGGGACCATTACCTCCTCAACATTTTGGTTGTAGATCTACAACTGTAGCTGTTATTAATTATAAAAAATGGGGATTTACTCCTCCTCCTGCTGGAAAAAGAGCAAGCGTTGGTGGGCCTGTTCCTGCAAATACAACTTATGGAAAATGGTTATATGGTGAACGTGCAAAAGGGTCAAAGTTTAAAGCAGGAAAAGAGCAGATTGCAGCATTAGGAGAACAAAAAGCTAAATACTTTAATCGTCTTGCAAATAAATATGGCCCTGATCAAGCACTAAAAAAATTAATTAGAGAAGACAATACAGAAGTTTCTTTGGCTCAGTTACAAAAGAGATATGGAAAACCAGAAGACATAAAAGGAACTGCAAAGAAAGCAACAACAGCACCAAAAGCAGCACCAGCTCCAACTCCAGCAAAAACAACTGGAATAAAAAGTTCTCCTGCTATTGCAACAGAAAGTCTGGATATGTATTTAACGACAAGTAAAACAGCTAAATCTATTCAAGAATTTGTTGACGATAGTATTGATGCTTTGGAATCAGTTGGAGGTCAAACAGCTAAAAACACTAAGAAGATGAGAGATTTCCTTAAAAAGTCAAAATGTATTAATAACTTTAATTTAAGTGGTGATAAATGGAATTTTGATCAAGCAACAGAAAGAATTTTAATAAAAAATAAAAAAGCTTTTGACGCTGCAAATCAAACTGCTAAAAAGTTTAATGAAGCTGGTCGGTTCAATACTAAATATGCAAGGGATGTAAGTTTTCATGCTGGAGCAACCACTAAAGCTTTTGAACAGAAAAATCTAAGTAGTGCTTATTTCAAAGATATGTTTAAACATATATTCCAGCCAGCAGGAGGAAGCAATGTTGGATACACCACTATGTATTCAACAGTTGTTAACTCACAAGTTAAAACATCATCTAAAAAGCTCACTAAGAAATTAGCTTTAAAAATGAAAAAAGCAGAAAATGATGTTTTATTAAATAACAAAGCTTATGCAGATTATTGGAAGGCTGGAGATTATTCAAAGCCTTCTCCTCCAAGTGAGTTGTTTGTTAACTCTTCAAAATTCTATGACGAAGGAATTAAAGAAATAGATTGGCTTTCGACAATGATCCATGAAATCGGTCATCAAGTACATTTCAAAGGTTCAGGTGCAGCTCCTTTAGCTAATAAATTTAAAAAGATGGGTGGAATGAACGCTGTTACGGGATATTCAAGAAAGAACCCAAGAGAATTGTTTGCAGAATCATTTGAGCAGTATGTTGTGAATCCTGAAGGCTTAGAAAAAAATGCTCCAAGACTCTATAATTGGGTTGAGGAAACTTTAAATAATGCTCTAACTGAATTATGAACACAGAAGAAGCTTTGCGTCTTTCGCAGCGTTTTCCAGAGGATAAAACTGTTCCAAAAAAGATTGCTAAAGCAATTAAGGAAAGTTCTGGAGAAGAAAAATACAACCTACAACGTATTGCGGAGGGCTTAATTGTTGACGCAATCACACCAGACGATATAAAACTTGTAGACAAGTATCTTTTTAATTAAATGCCCCTTTCTATGTATAAAAAAAAAGGTAAAAAGAAAAAGAAAGGCAAAAAGAAATAATCTTGATAAGATAAAGATTAACCTAACGGGTTTTTATGTCAGACGAATTGAATCAGGAGGTAACGCCTTCTGAATCTTCAAGTAACGAAGAATTAGAACAGCTTAAGAAAAGCGTTGAGAATCTAGAAAAGAAAAATCTAGAGTTAATTCTAAAAATGAAAAAGAAGGAGCTTGTTGATGTTCCTCCTGATTATGAATCTTTAAAAGAATTTAAGTTAAACGCTGAACAATCAAAGTTGGAGCAAGAAGGAAAATATGGAGAAGCAAAACAAGCATTAGAACAACAGTACAGAGACAAATCAGCAGCAGATAGAAAAAAGATTGAAGAGTTAGAAGCAAAATCTAGAGAATTGGAATTAATTTCTCCTGCTGTTCAAGCGTTGGGTGAAATTGTCCATGATCCAACTTTGGTGTTAAATAATTTTCTACCAAAAGACAAAATTGAAGTTGATAATGGTGTTCCTGTTGTTGTTGATGGATATGAAAGAACGCCTGTTAATGAGTGGGCTAAAAAAAATGTTCCTGATTACATTTTAAAGCAACCAAAACCACAAGGCGGCGGTGCTCCTGCTGGCAGAGCTAGCGGAAATGAGCTTCCTTCAGGTTCTAAAAATCCATTTGAGCCTGATAGTTTTAATATTACGGAGCAGATGAGGCTATATAGAACTGACAAAGATTTATATGATCGTTTGAAAAACTCAGTTAGACGCTAATATATCTGCATAAGGCAGAGTTACGCCGAGCCTGATGGGTAACGCCCATATCGTAAAACCAATTTTTAGGTAATTTTTATGGCGACTAAAAGGTCGGACATAATCATTCCTGAGGTCTTTACGCCATACGTTTCTGAACAGACAACTCTGCGTGATGCCTTTTTGGCTAGCGGTGTGGTTCAGCCTATGGCGGAATTAAATGCGACCGAAGGCGGTGATTTTGTTAATATCCCCAACTGGAAAGCTGATCTAGCTGGAGATTTTGAAGTTCTTACTGATAGCTCTTCTCTAACACCCGGAAAAATCCAAGCTGACAAACAGATTGGAGTCATTCTTCATAGAGGTCGTGCTTTTGAATCAAGAGATTTAGCTGCTTTAGCTGCTGGTGCTGATCCAATGGCTGCGATTGGTGCAAAGATTGGTGCTTACATAGCAAACCAAAGACAGAAAGATTTACTTTCTTGCTTAAGTGGTGCTTTTGGAAGCATTAATGCAAACACAAATGCTTCTGCATTGTTTGACCTTTGCATTGACTCTGCTGCTGCTGATACACCAACAACTCTTAGCCCTAAGCATGTTGCTAAAGCCAAGGCAATTCTTGGTGATGCTGGTGAAAAGATTTCAACAGTATGTATGCACTCAGCCGTTTTCTATGATCTTGTTGAACGCAAGATGATCGATTATGTAACTGCTGCTGAGTCAAGACAAACAGCTTTAGGTACTGCCGAGGATGCTTTTGGTGGTTCTGTAGCTGCTGCTTATGGTGGTAATTCTTCAGTTCCTACTTATTGCGGATTGAGAGTTCTTGTTTCAGATGATGTTCCTACTATTGGAGCTGCTGGAGCAACAGAATACTCAACATTCTTCTTTACCCCAGGTGCTGTTGGAAGTGGCGAGCAAGCTGGAATTAACACTGAGACAGACAGAGACATTCTTGCTAAGTCTGACGCTTTAAGTGTTGACCTTCACTATTGCTACCACCCAATTGGTATCAAGTGGGCAACTACAGATGTAAACCCAACTCGTGCTCAGTTAGAAACTGTTGCGAAATGGTCGAAGGTTTACCAGACAAAAAATATTGGAATCGTGAGAGCGACCAATGTTTCAAATCAGGATTAGAGGTAAAAACTAATGCCATCACAATTTGAAGCAACTGCTGGTTTAGCCATTGGAACTACTTCTGGCGGAACTGTTACCCAAGCAACAAACAAAGCAACAGGCGTTACTCTAAATACAGAGTCAGGCCAAATAACCATGAACGCCGCCGCTTTAGGTGACGGTGCTTATGTCACTTTTGCTGTAACTAATGACCGTGTTTCTGCAACTGACGTTGTAAACGTGGGACATGGTTCTGGTGGAACTGCTGGCGGTTATGTAGTAGTTAATTCTGCTGTTGCTGCTGGATCTTTTAAAGTTACTGTCGGAAATGTTTCTGGTGGTTCTTTAAGTCAAGCGATTGTCGTTAACTTTGCTGTGCAAAAAGGCGCATCTAGCTAATGGGAATGTTCGCATTTAGGCGAATGAAGGAAAGGGAGGCTGCCGAACAGGTGGCCTCTATTCCTGTTAAAACTCCAACACCAAAAAGAAAGCGTAAACCTAAAGCAACTACTGATGGCAATAGCGATTCATCACACGGCGGGAGCAGCAAACGCAAATAGTTACATCTCACTAACAGAAGCAAATGAACTTATTGAAGGTTTAGTTGCTGATGATGATGTGATTGCTTGGGAGGCTGGCTCAACAAGTGACGATTATAGAAATCGTGCTTTATATACAGCAGCACAAAGAATTGACCGAGAAAGATTTTTAGGTGCTAGGGCAACAGATACACAATCAATGCAATGGCCTAGAACTGGAGTAAGAAAGCCTGATACTTATATCAATACTTATTCAGTTGGTTTTCCTTTTCGTATAACAACAGATTATTTTACAGACACAGAAATACCTGACCAAATAAAAAAAGCACAGGTTATTTTAGCTGCTTATTTGAACAACAATAAAGACGGTCTTGGACTTAGTGGATTAGAGGATTATAAAAACATCAAGGTTGGATCTTTGGATGCAACTCCTAACTTTTACGGTGCTGTTGGTGCTGATCGTGTACCGCCAATGTTTGAAAGATACTTTACAGGCATTAGAATTAGTGGACCAGGTAACATTGCAGTCAAACGGAGCTAACTATGGGAATGATTTATCCAGCAGCAGACATCCTTACAGACACAAATGCACATACAGGAAGGTTTGGAAAGATTCACGCTCT